TAAATGCCGCAGTAAAAAAAGCGTATTCTTCGTGCGCTGGTCTGTAATTGCATTTGTAAATGGTTTCTCCACGCGAAGCACCGTTTGTATTAGTTCCAGTACGGTACCGAGCATGGCCACCAGATATGGTTGCAGAACCACCAGCGGCGGTAGTGTTATTAATAAGATTTGCATCAAATGAGTCGAAAAAACTCAGTTCAATCTCATTGTTTCTTCGGCCTCCAACGCTTACGCCAAGAATGTCTGAGTTGGTTGTAATGTTGAAATACAAGCCGCCAGCGATTGCAGCGTTAATGCTTTGCAACGTATTTTCCGTAGCAAAGTCTGGAACAGTTAGATCCTCTGTTCCAGCACCACCATAGTCTACCGCTACTACCTGAATCTGCTCGCCACCTTTGTCGATGGTACGAACAGGGATATCAGGGTTTACACTAGTAGGACTGTTGGATACATCAACATTGTCAGCCACAACTATGCCTCATCATCAATGTTATTAAGTTCAATGGATGGGTTACCTAACTCATCCATAGTCACTTTACCAACTCGCTTACTTGGCTTTGGAATGATGTTGTTGATAACAACTGGTTGTGATTCCGTTTTCATTGGCGTCTGAAACGTCTGCATTGTCATTCGGACTCGCTCAAGCTGCTGCTCGTTTTGAAGTCTGCGCTCTTCCATCAACTTCTCAGATTCAGCTAAACGCACTCGCATATTCTCTAACTCGAGTTTTTGAATCTCAAGTATCTGAGACATGCGATTAGTCTCTTGCTGAATTGCTTGCTTATTTGCATCCGATTGCGACATAGCTTGTACTTTAAGCATGTCAACTTGGACTGCATTCGACTTGATTTGCAATTCCTGTTGACCTAACCCAAGTTCTTGCTGCTTCACATACTCATTGAATTGCTGCGCTTGAATCTTCAATTGAGACTCAACTTGATCACGTTGCATCTTTAACTGAGATTCTTGATAACTGATCATGTTTTTGTCATGGGCATCAGTCATTTCCATTTGCGCAGCTTGCAGCCTAGCTTGTGCTTCAATTTGCGCAATTTGCATTCTGCCTTGTATCTCAATCGTTTTAGGGTCCGGTGGAGGCGGTTGCTTAGCTGCCTCCTCTCTAGCCGCAGAGATTTCACCAACTTGTTTAAGAGCTTTCGTAAAGATGCCATCAAGCTCTTTGCCTCCCTTGAATCGTTTAATAACGTTCTGGAACAACTGAATAGAAAACTCTAGCAAAGGTGGGTACTGCTCAATTAGAGCTTTCATCTGATTAAAAAACTCGCCGCACGTAGACATAAGCTGTGCGCCTTCTGCCTGGTCTTGAGCTTGGTCAATAGCTACCATGCTGTCAGACGCAATCTGGATGCGGTAGTTAAACTGATCGTCATCACGATACAGTGCCATGATCTGTTCTTCCATCGCCATTACCATCATGTTTGGATCGATTGGTGGTGGTGGCAAAGGCTGCATCTCTGGCGGAAGATTTGGGTCTAGCGGAGGCGGTGGCGGTGTTGCTGGTACCAACGGTAGTAATACCTGTGGCGCATCAGCTACATTCATTATCTTGTTCTTTTCAAACATCGTAGTAACGATGACACCAAGATTTCCGATACCGTCAGAAATGAACTTAGTAAACATGTTCTGACGAACGATAAGACCGAGCGAGGACCAAGCGTTTTCGAGTCTGTTTGCAGTTGCAGTTTTGTACTCGGCACTGGTGCCACGTAGTAGATCGGATACTTTAAGTGTTTCATAAAGCTGTGACAAAGCTGTTTGACGAGCGGCCTGTAATGTTCCAAGCGCCTCTACAAACGGTGCAATAGGCATGAACTCAATGCTGTTTTGCAATCCACCACGAGCCTTATAAGACGGCCAGTTAATCGTTGGAACCATTTTTAAGTCGCCAATCATTAACTGTTCGATCTGGCTACCGATAGCGGAATCGTAAGTTGCGTTTGTTCTGATAGCCTGAGTAACCGCATGAATACGGGTAGTCATTCTCTCAATTTCAAGAATCTGGTCTTTAACGTGAGAGTAGTCTGATACTGGAATAACCGAATCTGGGTCTTGGCTTTGAGCGATAACAACACAAGGATAGAACTTCTCAAACTCTATAGGTGGCTCTGACTCCATAAGTAGCGACTTCTCGCCAGTCATTTGGATCCAGTAAACTTGCCCTGACTCGTAGCACCAAATTTCGTAAACCTCTGCCTTACCCTCGTACTTCTCTCTATCACGATTAAAGTCTTTCTTTATAGCCTCTGGGAAGCTGTCAAACTTTAGCTTGTTGCCTACATCTTCTCCGAAAAGCTCTACTGCTTGCCCACGATTTAGGTAAGCCCTGCGTCCACGCCATTCTACTTCTGACTCGTTACGAGCATCAGAACAAATGTAGTCATTGTATTGAACCGTTTCTAGGATTGCTCGCTCATCCTCTTTAACCTCAACATCCATCGGAACGATTAAAGTATTACCAGGACCAGCGGTAAGGATATCAGTAGGCCCTTCGTAGGTCTCATTGTCAGAATCAACTAGAGTACCGTCTGGGTTCTGAAACAGTACCATCTCTTGCTTTTGCACTTCTGACTCAAAAGCATATCTTGCCCACAAAACAGCTTGGCCGGTAAGAAGGAATTGCAGAGCTGCCGTGTAGCCAACCTGATCAAAGTTAAACTCCATATCCATCTGGTACTGGATGTTTCGCTCTAAGATAACAGCGGAAGCCTCATGCAAGGTGCCGCCTGAGCGTTTGCGTAGTGTTACTTCAGCTTTAGGTGTCGAAGAATAATAAGCTGGTAAAAGAGTGTTGACGCAGTACCACCACACGTTCAAACGACGCTCGGTATCACGCATGATACCAACATCTTTTTGAGCGTTATAAACACGGATAGACTCTTCAGCCGCAGTAATAAAGGTCTTTCGGCGTTCTAAGGCAAGGTTAATCTGACTCTTCCAATAGGCACCGGAGAAACGCTTGATAACTGATTCATCACTCATATTTTAGGCCTACTAGCTTGCTGTCGCATTTGCGCAATATACGCTTGTAACTTGATAACACCTTTGTTGAAGACTTCCGCAGGTTGTTCCCATTTGCTGTCAACCAATCTTGCCTTACACATATAGCGCAAAGCATCGCAGTTATGGGAAATGACCCCGTTACCCAATACAAAAGTACTGGTGGTGGGCACGTTTAAGCAATAGACGTCTTGCGGGGCTTCGGAATGAGAGATGGATTTAATCGCCTTCGTCTTGCCTTCATTTTGCAATTTTGGTGACAATACTTTGCTTTCCAATCCATATGCTTTTTTGTTTGAAATGCTTTTCCGCAAAACTTGCAAGTTTTGTCTATCATTGGCATAGCAGCCGCTATCATTTTGGCGTGTTCCACATGCCATTCCCGACCCTGTAGAGACTTGTGCCAATACTTTGCCATCGGAATGGCACGAGTCAGCATATTCTGTCTGGCCGTTTCTCGACGTTCTAGTGTCATGTGTCCAGAAAGATGAATCTTTGATTCCAATAGTTGAAGGTTTGTTATTTGATTGTTGTTTCGATCCTTGTCGATGTGATGCACGTGCATCCCTTTGGGTATAAAACCATTGAAGTATTCCCATACCTTTCTGTGCAATCGTCTTGAGCCACGTACCCGCTTTTGCTGCGACGAAAAGTATGCACCGCAACGGTAATACCGTACGCCGTCGAATTCTTGGCACGTATCCGAAATAATCGTAACCTTCATACGAAACGCAGCGTATCACATCGTCTCGAGTTAGTGTACACGCTTTTCGCCACGTTCCGTCTTTAACAAGAAATTTGTGATCCAATGTGCAACGGACCACAGAATCATCCTCAAAAGCAATTCTCATTATTGTGGCGTTTTTGCGGGTTAAAAACCCACAGGCTGCGTAATATTTGCCGTCATGACACAAAACATAGACAGCAAAATTGCCGCACAAGTCTTTGATTGGAAGCGGTCCAGAATCGGTAATAACAAGAGTATCACCAGTTAAACAAGCGTGGTCATCGCCAGCACTATCCGCATCTTCTGGCTTTCGTTTATCAATAGCTAAAGCAGGTAAGGTTTGTATCAAGTATGGACAGGTCGCAAAGAAGTACAGCAAAGGCGGTTTATTAACCAACCTTTGTCTGATCTGTGACCAACCCGACAACCTATCATTGTCAGCTGCTCTAAACGGTGGGTGCTTATACTTTCCAAAAACCTGGGTAAGTTGGTCGTTAATGCTTGGTCCACCATCGTGTTTGAAAATAGACGGGTCAGCGTAGCCTAGTGGATTTTCTCCGACGGAGAGAGAAGCAATTCTATTTGCCTGCTCAACGTTATCGACTCCTTTGCCCCACAATTCTCGATAAATAACGATGCTTCCTTTGGGGTATGGGACTTCGTTACCGGAGTCATCCCTGCCAGAACTAACAGCACCCCATACAGCGGCAAAAGGACTACGAAAACCCCAATCGTAACCAAGATAGCGAGGCCAATGTTTAGGCACGTTAAAAGGACTAACGATATGCTTGCTACTGAACTCAGGAAAGTAACTACCTTCATGGATCTCAAAGTCTCCTTCTAGCCATGCTCTGACTAGCTCTGGCGAGCCAACCATGTGCAATCGGTTAATGTACTCCGGGTCTTTAGCTAACAGTATTTGATTATCGTGTACTCGGGACGGGATATAAATGTAATCAAAGCCAGCACCGTTAGGCAGGTCTTTGCGCAAGAGCTTCATGCCTTTTGGTGATGGTCTAATAAACAGCTCTTTAAGCCATCCGTGACCTATACCGCCTGGGTTAAAGGTAAGAATAACTTGCCCACCACCCTTACCTCGTAACGCTCCGAATAGTTTCCAGATAGGTGCAGGGTCAGCGTAGTTACCCGCCTCCTCTACTGCACAATGACTAAGATTCTGCCCTTGATACTTTTCAGCATCAGAATCATCAGACAATGGCCTAAACCGTAACCTTCCACCATTAAGAAACGTAAACTGCTTCTTTTGGTCTTGCCAGTGAGCTTTTAGTGGTAGGTATATCTGCTTTGCTCGCTCAATTAAGTCATCCGCCTGGGGTAACTCTTTGCGGAAGAATATAGCGTTAAAATCAACGCCAAACTGTTCCTGAACGATAGCAAACTTACCTAAGACCCCATCAGTCTTACCGCCACCACGGGCACCGCCGTAGCCTATAAGAGTAATGGGACAATGTACTAAGGCTTCTTGCGGTCCTGCCTGTGGGGCCCAAACTATGGTCTCATCAATGCGTCTATCCGCAAGATAATCATCCATGTTTTAGCTTTTGACAGTACGCCCAGAACTCTTCCCAAATAGCCGGGTTAGTCCGTGGGTCTATCTCTTCATCGCACTCTAGACACGTCTCAAACTCGCCTGGCTCAATGTCCTCATCAACCACTGCGACGGCACCACACTCAGGGCACTTAAAGTATCTCTCGGTCTGCTGAATCATACCCACCTGTCATCACCGCATTATCACCGTAAATCCGCTCTACACTACATGTAGGATTCTGGCAGTAAAAGTAGAAATCCTTACCATCCACAACGCTTACGGTACTGATGTGATTGCACCAAGGACAACGGCGGGTCTGTTCTGACTCATCTTTCATGCGATGCTCAATGCCCATTATTCCTCTGGTGGTTTAGGTAGCGGCATCCAGTGGGTGATATATGACATGGGGCGCTCCATGCCGTCGCTTTCAATTATCCACCCATCCCAAGAGTGCTGAGCAAACACTATGCGACCATCGCGAGTAAAACCAACAACTGTCTCATTAAAGCAAGGAGTGATCCCACTATCAGTAGACCGAGGCACGACTCTCCAAATCTGCTCCCATACCAGGTGTATCACCTTGCCGATATTCGCTTGCTGATCCTTTGCGGCTTGGTAGCCAGCGCAATAACCATATTGAAAACTACGAATTCGCTCATGCTTAAAAATGTTATCTGCATCTTCTATTGCAGGAGTTATACTGCGCTCATATTCTTCTGCTATTTTTTGCAACTCTTCAGGTGTTTTCATAGTCCTTCGTCCCCATGTATCGCCTCGTGGTTCCAATTATCAAGCTCTGTTTCTAGCTCTTTAATCTTAGCTTCATACTGATCCTTTGCGGCCTCGTAGCCAGCGAGGAACACAGCTTTGCTTAATATACCAGCGAGAAACCCAGCTTTGTTTAATATATAACTAGGGTCAGTGAGGCACTCACTCGCAAACTCTTCCGCCAACTCTTCAGGTGTTTTGCTCATTTTAATTTGCCTCGTGCGGTTTTGTTTAATCTCTTTAGCTTTTTGCGTCGCTTTTTATTTATGAGTCTACGCTGCTCTTGCTTATCTACCGATAAGTGCCATTCATGTTGTTTTAGTGGTACTTTACTCACACATTTTTTGGATTACTAATTTGTGTCCAAGCCACAATGTAATCGTTTTTATTTAATTCATGTTCGCTTAAATCCCATTTATCAGTTTCATGATCAAATGATGTAATAAATTGTCTGCCATTTTTGCTTACTGCTAAAACTCTGCTAATAAATAACGGCAAATTACGCACAAACTCTGGAGTATTATAATCTACAAATATCCATTTATCCGCTTCTACTAATTGAGCAGCCTCATAACCAGCGATGAACGCAGCTTCTACAAGATGTTTGGCAGCGTGGTTTATTGCTGGACAAATTACATCATCTCTATCCATGTATGTTTTAAGCAACTCTTCAGGTGTCTTGCTCATCTTGTTTGTCCTTCAAATGTGCTTGTAACGTTTGGTATAACGTACTGCGGCATTCTTGCTCGTATCCTTTTTTGCGTGGTAAAATTGCTTTCACAAGATCCCCAATCGCATAGTAAATATCTTGCAATTTATACTTAATACGATTGCCAAATGTTTGACACAATCGCACACAGCGAGTTAGCCAATGTGCTTCTACTTCGTGCATAACTTTGCTGTAAAATTGAGCTTCAACTATTAAGTCTTTGATCTTTTGTTCTGCCTTTATCAGCTCTTTTGTTTTCTTTTCAAGAAACAATCTTTCCGTTACCAACAAATCTCCCCTTGTTTTGCTAGTATTTCCATAAAAAGTTTTAGCAGCATCATATCCTTTTTTGAACTCCTCGCTTGCCTCAAAACATGCTTTATCATCATGTCTAGCAAACCATTCTATATCTGAATCAGCCGATTCTTTTTTTTTATTTATAAGTCTTTCTTTCCAATCTTCAGGTGTCTTAGTCATTTCTTCCACTCCTCTCCATGCTCACGATTCCAATACCAGTCGTACTCCTTATAGGTAATCCGACTATACCTACAACTGTTCCACGTATTGCACTGCCAGCACTGTATATAAGGCTTCTCAGTCACACCAATCCCACGGTGCTCGCACTTCTTACAAACAAAACAGACCAATGTCGGCCGTCTGACGCTGTTAATCTTCGACTTAGCCACAAATCATGTACCGGAGCAGGAAACAGCAAAAACGCCCACCACTAACGAACCATTGGTCTATGTCTACATACTACACATCCTCATCTTTCGTTAGATACTTTTGTACAAATTCTTCCTTACTCATCGGCTTAGAACTAACCACAGCACGAATCTCACCAGTATGCTCAATCACCTGCTGCTCACTCCAACCCAACTTAGTCTTAAGCAAATGCAACAAAATAGGCGTATTCCCATTCATAGCCTCAGTAATCGCAACAGACGCTAAACCACGCTGCATCTCCGTCACACCACTCAAATAATCCTCTAAGTAATATTTCTCCAAAACATACACCGTCACCCTCGCAGCTATAGCCGCATTACCCTTCGACAACCCTAGCCTACCCAAATCACTAATCTGATGAGCTAAATCCTCATTACGCTGATGGTCCCTCGTGTGAGGCTTAGGCTGCATAATAGGCGGCAACACCTCTACATTCGATTCGTTCGTTTCATCACTCATAAACGTGTTTGATTGGTAGTAGGGGTAAAAAATTTGGGAGGGTGGATATATATATAGTACCGGTACCTTTGCGTTTCCGATTCGAAACTAAAAAGAGAAACGTAGCTCTAATAGGGAGATTACCTACCCAGATTTCCAATCGAAACAGGTAGTTACCTAAGAAACTATATATGTGTGGCGTGTCCCGATAAGGCAAGTTATCGGTCAATTTATTATAACTATGCGATAACACGGAGTATTTCCATATACTCATCGGTAGTCATGCCGGATACGTTGAACAACACGACTATCTCGGCGGGGTGATACAGTTGTTTCTGTCTCTCACGGTACCTAACAGAGTCGGGCTTGATGCCCAGCAAGGCTGCCATAGCGACTCGAGAGAGCCCCAACCGATGACGGATAGCTTGGTATAGGTTACCTCGTTTAATGGGCAGGTTGTGCCTATAACCCTCTAATATCCTAGGTTTCAGTTGCGCTCTGTCGATTTCTAATTGGCTTACTGTATACCGCACACTCTGATAGTGCTGAAACGCGCCTAGTTTGTCTACTCGAGTAGAGTGATACCCTCGTGACATGCAGGAGTTTTGCATTCAGTTAGATACGACGATGAGTCATAGAGTTTATTCAAAGTTATTTTTACTTATTTGTGATTATCTTTGAATACGTAGCTAACCCATTCAATTCACTCAGTGTAAATAATTATGAATCATTTCTTGACAGGTATGCGTCCTACCCATTACTATGTTTACATAGAGAGTGATTAACACTCAAAGGAGACACGGACTATGATTAATCAAATAAGACATGGGCGATGGTTTGAGCTGTATAGCACAGAAGGGCAGTACTTAGTGCCGCAAGAGTTTATAGGCAAGCAAACAGACGTCACAGCAAAGGAGGCACAACCCTACATTCAAGGTAAGTTTATCCAGGCACGAGTAGTAAACGGCTACTGTGTTCGACTCAGCTCCCCAGGGTATCTGGACTGCACAGAGTGGTTCGGACCGTTTGAGACATACGAAGAAGCGCAGGACCACTTAACCACGTTGTTCGGCGATATTGAGTAACTAACAGGAGACAGACTATGAGCATTAAAAAACTAATTGAAACCGAGGCTGAAATATCAATTCACGTACATCCCGAAGATATGAGCGTGAGGGGTAACTACATAATTTCAGGGAATTTAGCCTACGACAAGCAATGCGAAGATGAAGTCATTGCTGAAATGGAATGGAATGAATGGGCATGGTGTGTAGTGGAAGTAAAGGCTCAATGGGAAGGTTTAACTGCATCAACAATTCTCGGCGGAGTAGCTGAAAAGAACGAGCAATCTTTTCGAGAGAATGGCTATTTCGACGATATGAAACACGAAGCTATGACTGAGTTAGTTGAGCAAGCAAAGAAAATAGCCCAAAAGATTAACAATTAAGAAGACACGGACTATGAACACAACAAACACAAAATCGGGGCACCTGCAAGCAAGACTGATCGGTGAGAGATCTGCTGGTATGACAGCGGTTGAGATACATGACGGGAACGGCAAGTTGATATGGTCGCATAAGTGGTTCTTGGACGGCTGTAGCGCGTCAGGTTACGTAGACGGATTGCGTGATGCTATAGACTGTATGCGTAACTGTGCAAACGTGCGGAAGTTTGAAGGCTACACTGACAATCCACAATTGATCGATGTAGAGGACGATACCGGCATCATGGCGATCTACGACACGCGCACCGGATGGTCGCTTGGTGATGATGCGCACACGATGGGTCAACAGAGTAGCGAGATCGTGGATGCGCTTATGCTTGCTGGGCTGTTACCAGCGAATGCGGAGCATGTAGACAAGCAACACGGCGATATTGTAGCGGCAATAGCTAAGCATTTAGTTGCGATCATTAATTAGGAGACACGGAAGATGAACACAACAAACACAGAAACAATGGACCCACGCATCCACGCACTAGCAAAACACCTACAATGTAACATTAGTGACATAAGCAAGGCATCGTATGGTGATAATGTGTACGAAGCAGAGGGTGGCGAATATCTTGTGCTTACCGATTGTGAGGCCGACGAACTAGCGGCAGAGCGCATAAAAGAAAGCCTCTGGGCATTTAATGCCGAGTTTATTTCTTCACACACTAAATACGGATTAGACGACGATCAGATCGAAGCTTTGAAGGAAATGCAGGGCAAGCTCTGTGAGAACGCTAATTCCATTGTGGAAGCTCTTATAGAGGACCTTGATCACTTTATCGAAGATGCGATCAGGTGTGATGGGCGTGGGCATTTCATTAGTTCATACGATGGTGAGGAGCATGAAGTTGGCGAGAAGGTAGTGGAGTTTTACATTTACCAGACGAACTAAGACTAACGACAACAGAGATATGACTATGACGCTATTCCTACAACTACTATGTGCCTTCGCTAACTTCGCTGCCTGGTATTTTATCCTTGTATGCTTTTGGAGTTTTTAACCATGAAACCCATATTTTTTACCCTCGCACTACTGACACCGCTCACCTTATCAGCCCAGGACTGGTACGCAGAAGACATTCCCGGCCTTGTACCAGATGAGGTTGTGCCAGTAGTGCCTGGAGTACCTGCGCCTCCCAACTATTACGACGTGGCGAATGGTGCCTACCGTAACGGATACACCGTAACAGAAACAGAACGAACGCAATTTGACCCATATCGAGCGGCAACAGGTTTCATGGATCCATTCTATAAACAAAAAACCATACAAGTCGTCCCCAATGACAGTAGCGGCACGGCGAATCAGCCGTGGGTATTGGGGAAATGAGTAGCCTTAGAACGTCATGCGTGGCGTTCGATAGGCTAGTCAATTCCGACTAGTTGGGAAGCTGTACAACATTAAATGGAGGGTTTTATGCGGGTTCTAACCGTAGGTGTTTTGTCGTGTTTGTTATCAGGCTGCGGATTGCTATCTGATGGTGTCGTCATTTACGGCACACCTGAAGGCATCAGAGCGTATCACGATGGTGTGGTTGGCATGGTCGCACAGGCTAAAACCTCACGACCTAACGGTAACACGGCATATTGGCAACAACGTGAGCAACAAACACAACGTTTATCAGTGTGGGAAACGTTGTCGAAAGGGTTAATCGCAAGCAACCAAGAGGTGGAAAATGGTCAGTAAATTATGGTGCTGGTTCAAAGTAACATCGATGATCGTCGGCGTACCGGTGACAATCGGGCTCATACTAGTAGCGTGCGAGAGGACGTTGCACACGTTGACATGTGAGACTGCCCGATATGGCTGCAATCGTAGTTTATTGCATGGTGTTAGTTACATCACCGAGCAAGTTGACAACGAACACGATGTAATTTTGACACCGCAAAAAGCTAAAAAGCACTAGTGTGCATTATGTACGCATAGTGTATACACATAGTATGGATAATTTCTCGATCCCAAAAATATTTTGGAAAATTGAGATTGAAACGAAAATGGAGACAAAAATGGACATATTACAGTTAGGCGATTGGCGTCTACTCATGAAACACAACGATGTAGAATTTTGGGTAAAAGCTAGTAAGGACGGCGACAGATTAGTATTGGAACCTGAAGACGGTTGGAATCAAATAGCCGCAGAAACCAACGTACACCCAGAGAATCTGTTGGAACAAATAGACGAGGCTGTATTTAATTTTGGAGGCTTATAATGAAAACGATTTACTCAGCTTTTGTAAAAGCACAAAAAGCCTTTGGTCCTGCGCTAAAGACTAGCACGAACCCACATTTCAGGTCGAAGTATGCCGACTTGTCAGCGTGTGTTGAGGCGGTCATTGACGCATTAAACGATAACGGAATAGGGCTAATTCAAACGGTGCATGAGTGTAACGATGGTGCCTTAGTAGAAACCATCTTTATACACGAAAGTGGAGACTCTCTATCGTGTGGAAAACTACACGTTCCAGCAACAAAACAAGATGCCCATGGATTCGGTTCAGCACTGACCTACGCAAGGCGTTATAGTCTTATGTCGGCGTGCGGTATAGCACCAGAGGATTGTGACGGTAACGCCGCAGTAGCATCGGTAAAACCTCCGCAAAAGACTGGTCGGACACCAGGCGAGATTGTAGGTGGCAAGAAAGTCCTTGAGGGTGATGTAGCTAAAATCGTGCAAGCTGTAGCACCTGGCAAGCTAACACCGACAACGTATGACCTGTCACCACTTGACGAGACAAAACGGCAAGCGGCAAGGGAATACTTGCTGCAAAATGGTGCCGTAGAAATTTCTGAAAATAGGCTTAAAACCAAATTCAGATTGGAACGGCTAACGCAATATGTAGTTGATAGCAATGAAGAAAATACCTGACCGCAAATCTTACGACGCACCTCCAGCTGGCTATAAAAGACAAACTGTCTATGTGCAGTTGGAGGTGTTTAGTCAGTTTGTAAAAATTGCGAAATCAAATCGTGAGTCGCTGAAAGATGCGCTTGCAAAGGCTATTAAATGGTACATAAGTCATGGACATTAAAGGACAACTGGAAAAAGACGCTTTGGAATTTAGTACTGAGTTTTGTCCGCGCCGTAATCGGGCACAGGAAGTTGAAGATTATCAAATTGCGTATATGGCGGGAGCGAAACAGCTCAAGATTTACGTAAATGATTTTGTTGAACGAGTGGATACAATGCTTGGAGAGCCAAAAGGTGAATTCGAGCTAGGGCAAAGAGATGCTTTGTTCTGGTTGTTAGACCACGTCACGGATCTGTTTACCGAGACAGAAAAAGAATAAGTTAGTTAAAATGAGATGTAGCTCAGTTGGTAGAGCAGGTGACTGTTAATCACCGGGTCGCAGGTTCGAGTCCTGCCATCTCAGCCATAAAAAAACCTCCCGCCGATGATTGCTCACCGACGAGAGGGCATGGAGACATGATGGACTAGATCACGCATCTCCAATGTACACATTCTGACCACTTCGCACAACCTTTCTTTCAAGCCTCTAGGATCAACGCTATTCAATCCTAATCTTGGACCTACCTCAGATATACCCTAGCCCTTTATCGTGCCACAGCGTTCATTGTGGAGCCTTTAATCGGCACCACTGTTATTAAGACTATTTAGAAACGCACTCTGATCATCGCATTTTTTTCTTGAGACCAAACAAGTTCACTCTTCGTTGGTTTTGAATTTGTATCAGGTTGATGCAAATCGGTCTTAGAATTTTTTATAGTATTATTTATATTATTATTTATAGGCGGCCAAATTGGCCGCAATTCATGGCCATTTTGGCCGGTCTGAGTGGCCATTTTGACCACAATCAAACCATCGACTCCGGCCAATTTGGCCGCATTTGTATAAAGTTGGCGACTTCTTCCTGTCACTTTTTCAAAAAGGAAACCAAGCGCAATCAATCTTTTGATGTAACGTCGAACACTTCGCTCTGATAATCGAAGGTCCTCAGCGATGTAAGGAATACCTGCGCAACATTTGCCGGTACTTTTTTCCCAACCAATCACATAGGCCACAATTATCGCTTCAAGGTGTTCTAAACCATGATCGACTAGAGATAGATCCACTATACTGAATTGATGTTTTTTGTTATTGTTCATGTGCGAATTAATTTTTTTTAATTAGTTCCGTGAGGAGCAATTCCTTTAGCATTTATTAAAAAGCCACTCCGTGCCGCCAAGCTAACGAGTGGTTTTTTATTTCTTCTGTTCAATCAACCAACGCTCTACATCCGAAATCTTAAACCGATATTCAATACCTACTCTCAATTGAGGTAAGCCCTTCTTTATCAGCTTACGCACCGTCGTTTCCGAAATGTCAAAATGCTGGCAGACCACCTTAATCGGAACATATTTTTCCGGCATCGGTGTAATAATTGATTCGTTTTTGTCTTGTGTCATGTCTAAGAGTGTACTAGGTTGCGATAAGTAACGCAATCTTTATAGGAGACAACATGGCAAAACCAGCACAATCGTGGCGGATGAAAGGAATAGACATAGCAGCGTGGCAAAACGACCGGGGCTATAGCTACACGTTCCGCAAAACGTACAAGGACAAAGCGAGCGGCGAGTACAAGGAAAGTAAGTACTGGTATCCGGACGATCTTACGGTTCTCAGTGAGCTACTCAGCCAAGTCGACAAATGGCGTGACGCTAGAAACCTAGACCGACAGATACACGAAGCTGAAGGTGTTGCGAGCGGTCAAGGTAAGCCAGGGCCAGCAGCAAAGCATGAAGAGTACGACGATATCCCTTTTTAAGCTGCGAGGACGGTCATGGACGCAATCGGACGATTAGATCATGGGGAAGCTTTTAACGCCGCTGTAGCGGGTCTACAGAGACGCTTTAGGGCCATTGAAAGAGGCGCAAAAGACAACAACGGGAACATAACTGTTGATACATTTACGCACGACATTCATGGAGCGATAGCAGAGGTGTTTGTCGCTAAAACTCTTGGTCTGTACTGCAACGTGGCCAGTCCTAATCGAGCTGTGGCCGATGTAGGGTCAAACATAGAGGTACGCAGCACGATTAAATCCGATGGACCGTTGATCATCAGGCCACGGGATTATGATGATCGGCGGTATTATCTTGTAGTTGGTATGTACCCTGACCTAAAAATTGTTGGTTGGTTGACTGGTAAAGAAGCAAAATGCCCGGAGTATTGGGTAGACAAGGATCGTTCTAATCAACCGATCAACAACCCGTACTGGCGTATACCTCAAACTGTTTTAACCACTGATATTTTTGCGTATTAACTATGAAACTTTATTCGCTTTACAAAATAACCGACGGTCGATGGGAAGTTGTTTTACATATCCGTGAAAACGACGATTACGAGTTCCGTTACGAGCCACGACCCGACATTCGAGCGCTAATTGACGAGCACTACAACGTAGAGCCTCACGAAATGGCCAAGCTACTAATCGAGCGGGTGTTGCACTGTGATGCTGTCGAGGTACACACACTTTCAGGCCAAGGATTCTACATGGAGCGGCATGAGTCAGATTAAATCCGTTAAACAACTTTTCCAGGAGCAGTTTTGGCGTGAGTTACAGGCTTCTCACCAGGCCGCCGCTAAATTGCAATCGGCTAAAGTAAGCCAAGATGCTAAACTTTTTGAGACTATGCTTAAAAAGGCTAAAAAGTAATGGCTGGTGAATCAAACATTCGCAAAAGTCTCGAGCGCAACATGGCTCTAAACAAACCTTTCCGCACTCCTGGCGAGTCAAAGAAATCAGCAGTGTACGTTAAAAACGAAAACGGAAACGTTGTAAAAGTGCGTTTTGGCGATCCTGATATGAAGATACGCAAGAACGAACCAGCACGACGGAAAAGTTTTAGGGCTAGACACAATTGCGAAAACCCTGGACCAAAAACTAAGGCTCGCTATTGGTCGTGTAAAGCATGGTAAAAAATGAACGCAAACATCCCGCCACTCAAAATCCTCATACCAGCAAAGTTTTTGACTCAAGACGAAACGGTAACAGGATTTGAGAAAGGGTATGCATTTGCGATCATATCGCACAAAGGACGAGCGTTACAGTTTCACGTTCTGCTCGAGTCTGGCGCACACTTTAGGCACATACCGCTGCACTGGTTGTTACATGACGAGCCAACTGTTGCGGAAACTAACTTGGAGGATTTACAGCTTTGGGATTGTTTTAGTTTTAAGCCAATCGTAACGGTTTTTGATTTCCTTAAAGACTATCAATGTGATGTGCTCCTCAAGAACAAATCTGTGGTGTCTGGTACGTACTACTGTACAATGGATTGGCTGGCTGATTGCGATACTACCGCAGGTTTCCTGCACCAGCCCGAACAAAACAAATGTGGACATATCATACTGCTCGATGACGGACGGATCTGTTGTTTGCCGACCAATCGTATCTGTTTCAAAGATGCGTTTTTTATTGGTAACGCACCCAACGCAGCCGACCGAAAATACAAAACAATAGAAACAATATTTCAGGCCGAGAACAGCGATAGGTGGTCTGTAGCTAACACAGAAGAAACCTTTTATAAGTAGGCTAGTCGCACCATCCGTTGCATTATAGTCGCAATGGAGCCTACCAGAGACTTTACACCGCGACTGCCCCACATTCCCGAAACACCAATAAAATTTGCGTCTAAATCTGAATACGCTTGTGGGATGCTTCTCGAGCGCTACGTGCGAGGCTTTCAGTTACAAAACGGCACAACGTTTCAAATTGGTGTCGGATATAATAAGACCCTCGATTTTTTAGTAAACGGTGTTTTTGTCGAGTATCACCCTATCAACCTGAAGTTTGAGTTTGATAACTCTTCTGCTCTTCGCAAAGTCTTGGACGGTATCCGCAAGATTGACAATCACTCCAAACAACTCATTGTCGAAGGGATAAAAGACGAGCTTGCAGAAAAATATTACCGCAGACGCAAGTTTTTAGTTACACTGGCAGCGGGAAAAGATACCGAACTAATTTGCGCTTACACTGACGAGCAGTTTTGCAAGAATGTGATCAGACGATTTGGAGATAACCCACCAAAAGTCCCAATACTACTAAGCCAGTTCCATAACTTGATACAAAGAGCATGACAAACGGTAAACAAAAAGGCAGCGCCGGAGAACGAGAACTGGCATCAAAGCTACGTGAACACGGATTCACTGCTAGGCGTACTCAACAATTCTGCGGCGCTGCTGGCGATTCTGACGTAGAGTGCAATGAGCTGCATCAGTTCCATATCGAATGCAAAAGAGTAGAAAAGCTAAATGTTGATAACGCAATGGATCAATCCCTAAGAGATTGCCATGACCGAGTACCAACAGTAATGCACCGCAGAAATCACAAGCCTTGGTTAGTCACAATGTACCTAGAAGACTGGATCGCTTTGGTAAAAGATGCGAAGAGAACTAACACTTAACATGGAACAAGCAGAAATTTCTCAAGACTTTCCAGAGCGTACTTTGTGGCTGGCCGTAATCGAACGGGCACTAAAAGACTATTGCTTCTTTTTTGACCGATTAGAAGGATTACCTCAAGTTGGTATGCGAACTATATTACATGAACAAAAATGTGATCGTAAAAACGTGATGTATCACAAAACAATCGGAGACTTTTCTAGGCTACGATGGTTTCTGTTTGATCCGTACCCATCACCGTTTAACCTCACCTATTTGGCTTGCGAGCTATACAATGATGAGAGCATTGCAGAAGCCATGCGAAAACAAGCCAAAGAACAATTCAAACTACAGCTCGATAAAGTGCGAGCACAGGGCAAGTTTGCCCTTATCGTAAAATACATCGAGGAAAACACCGGTGCAGATAAGGCAGTAGCGGCAGCGGAAGAAAGCAAACTTCGCAACAAACGCTACCGCCTTAACACAGACGTTTAGCGTTTCTTTTTAGAATCAAATAAAGACCAAGCCTGAGATACGCCGTACAACACAACGCCACCCACAACTGGCTCAACAGCTTTAACGAGGTTGTGTGCGTCATCCTCTGCAACGCCTAAACCAAGCAGGCCACCAGCTGCTAGTGTGAGCAAGTGGCGGAGAATTGATCCAAGAAAGAATGGCATAAAATTCCTTTTGTATAATCGTACATGCTTTTGTCGTACTTACAGTCACGTTTCCGAGGGTCAACAAACGAACCTCGAATACAGTTCATCCAATGTTCCCAATAGAAACTTATATTACAGTGTCGGTATCGAGCGGCAAACTTGTCAACGTTAATATCTGTCCCGTCAACACCGTCTAAATCGACTATACATGGCGCAGCGATTTTAGGACTTGCTCCGTGTTTCTCACAGACATACCCTGGCAAACAGGCGGATCCGAAAGGATTATCCACAATGATACAGCTAGGCAACATATCAGATACACGAGCGGCAAGATGTTCTCGAGCTTTTCCATTCAGATCACACTCTAAGCAGGGCGACACATAACACTGCACACTACCAGTCGCTCTTATTAATCGATTTCTAAACCTTCGTACTACTCTGTCAAACTTATGCAAAAATTGACGGTTCTTTCTGATTACCTTTTTACTAGCAGAGTTTGCTGTTTCGCCATGCAGCACCTCATACTTCCCGCACCTACCATTACGCATACATGGCGAGTTAATTAAATGTACTCGTATGACCTTGGCTTTACGGCTCGCCAAAAGCTCGTCAGCGCATTTACATTCTGAACCAAAGGTTTGCTCAAGCCAGCCAGTAATAATGGTATCTTGCCCACGCCAGGTGCGTTTAAGAGCTTTGCAATCGGTAGTTGGGTGGCAGAGAGATAAGTAACTAGGTGCTTGAGCTTGTGCAGTAGCCATCAGTGCTAACAACACAATCAAAAGTTTCATTTGTCTAAAACCTTATCAAGTTTCTTATCCATGCGGTCAATTTGATTCTTGATATGAGTAAGTTCCGCTTGGATAATCTGCACTTCCATCGTGACTCGGTACTTAGACTCTTCCAGCTCTTTCAAAGAGTTTTTCACACTGCGGTAATCCATGCCGACAATGGATATAACAATGCCGATCACTGCTTTCACAGCGATATCAAGCCACGTCTTTACTTGGGTAAAATCTTGCTCCGTCAATGCACCCGTCCTCCACCATAAGCATCAATCACCATCAATTGCGCTTCCGGAGTATCCTTCATTGCTTCCATAAACTGCAAAAAAGCAGAACGACTTGCAAGGACAGCAGAATCAGGACCGACTTTACCGTATTGCATACCCAATAGAATACAGCCTTCTGTATCCCTATGAGTATTGCCAGCGTGGATTAAAATATGCTCTCGATTGGGAACGTCTAAGACCTTGTATACAGCTCCAAAGCGAGGCGACTTGTGCCGCACTATTTTATAACGACCGACCGGGATGCAGGACACTTTGGTTTCATTGTCCCGCCAAGCGTCCTCTACAGTGACAAACTCAGGTGCTTCATTGATACAAAGCACACCAAACGTAGCGCCGGCATGCTCTGTAACTCGAATCAACCTGAGCGTTTTCACTTTGGTGGCTCGGGAAAGACGATCAGTTTAGGGTCTTCGTTCTGCGCCATCATATCCCGCAATGCTTGGCGATAGATTGCCCAATCCCACTTGTTTGCTAGGTGTACGTCGGGTAATTGTGTCCAGTCGGACCCCGCTAGTTCACTATTGCGCCATCGTCGTATAGCTTGCTCTATCTCAGCATCGTTTGCAGTAGCAGATAAAAACTCAGGGATAAAACAGTTTTGCCATTTCATTTTAGACACTCCGATAGTAAAAATTACCCCATATGTTTCTAGATGCACCAGTAAAGAATTGAGTAGTAGCGTCGTATGTATAAAATCGAAATGCGCTTGTTGAATGTGCAAAAGCTACCGAAGCAAAACTCGTCCCTTGTGGTATTACCATCGCTGGCACAGTCTGATTTAATCCATCTAAATTTACTGGCATAGAAACGGTTACATATAAAGTCGATGCCACACCCTGAGTCCAATTTACATCAAAAGTTACTTCTACCTTTTTACCGTTTTTCCTAAAACGAGCGTTTGTTACGACACTGGAAGCTGTCCCAGCAGCTGGTGTAACTGTGGGAGTCCATGTCTGCCATCCAGTAGGTTCATTAGTAATCCTAAAATTCGTACCATCGTATACAAGCTCCATTAACGCAGCAGCTACCCATGTTCCAAGTGTAGGATTTGTGGAGTCCTCGTTATTTACGATATTCTTTGCGCCAATACCGTTAATGTTGATTGTTGCAGCGGTAGCGACAGAGCCAGTAGAACCCAACCCAGCACCAATTATCATCCGAAACTTCTGACCAACTTTGTACGCTGTAATCGCAGGAGTAGCCGAAGCAGTCATTGCGGTAGCAGTACCAGCAGTGGTGCCAAGCCAAATGTAATCTCCATCTTGCACTTGGCTTACAGCAGCATAGTTGTTACGTGCCGTCGCAGTAGCTACGTTGGTATGCTTGAATCCACCCATCGGCAAGTCAGCAGTTGCAGCGTTTTGCCCGTCTTTAGTAAGACAAGTATTGATACCGGTTGCAAAATCGTTGTCTTGCGTATCGTGCCGTCCTGCTTCAATGCCGATACCTACGGAAGCATCTCCGACCCAACCGCCGCTTACGTTATTGCCTTTTGTATAGGTTCCACCCGACCATGCCATATTACGCCTCTAGTTGATTTAGCTTTTTAATTACTCGTTTAACGTACTCTTCCGTCTCAGTAGGTACAGAATTGTATTTTAATATGTTTTGCCAGGTAGGTTTTTGTCCTTTCTTCTCAACCTTAGCGACTGCCTTTGCCATGTTGCCTGGTCCCCAATTGTAAGCTGCAATAGCTACTTTCATATCAGGGAACTGCTTCTTCATTTGATTGTAATAGCGAGTACCACCATCAATATTCTTCACTGGATCTAGTGGATCTACACCTAGCTCTTCAGCGGTCCCTGGCATCAATTGCATCAAACCAAGTGCCCCAACTTCGCTTTTAGCTTTTGGATTGCCTTTAGACTCAGTATCAATAATTGCTCTAATTATAGGTGGCTGTTCAGCAATCAATGCGCTGATGTTTTGCTTAGCAGTGGTTGGTTGAGACACCTGTTGCAATCGTGCTTGCGCTTTAAGCCGCAACTGTTGCAACTGTGTCTTAGCATCAGAAGAAACAACAGGACTTGTAGCAAATTGTGATTGCTGTGTATCGGCTTCTCGTGCTTTGTCAAATTCAGCTTTGCTGCCAAAGTAACCAAGCCTAATAGCCTGATCCACAAACTGTTCAATAGTAGACTTGCTTGGTGGTGCTGCTGCTAAGTTAATCAGTCTAGGATCTCTCAACATCTTCACAGCTAATTGATTCATTTGGTCATCACGTAATGCACCAAGTTTACCAGTCAAGTATGCAGCTGTAGCTTGCAAAGGATCATAAAAAAGCATTCCTGGCGAAACTACCATGCCGAGCTTCATTCCTTTGATAATAGCTCGCTGCGAGAACATCCAGCCCATCGTGGTGCCAACCTGACCAGTGACACTTTGACGACCAGTAGCAGCGGTGGCTTGCTGCATAGGAATCTGACTCGACATCTTATCCGCTACAATGCGTTGCAGCTTAGGATAATCATC